ATTCAGGCAACTACTTGTTCACAGTAGATAATGCCCATCCTGATCATAACATAATTGATACCGGTTACAGTGAATGGCCCGAAGATCACAAAAGTTTTAATTTTATAGAGCTAGACAATGGACAGTATGCAGCACAGCCCAACAATCGCTGTTTGTTTTATGATGCTGCCAGTAATCCAACCAATATGAAGTTTCCTGATTTCAAGGTTTGCACACGCAAATATGTAGTAGAGCAAAATCCCAAATGGCGTTTGGGAGACACTGATACAGTGATGTATGAAAAATCTAACTTAACCGGAGAATAAAATGGCCAAAGCAAAAGGTTCAGCAACTGGTAAACCAGCGATCGATCATGTAGTCAAGCGCACACATGTTGGCGGACTTAGACCAAAAACCAGCACAATGAACAAAAGCTACAAACGCAGCTTCAAACCCAATAGAGGGCAAGGCAGATAAATACTGGTATGGAATCGTTACAACAAGCTCTAAAAATAGCATTTGCCAGTGAGTATGCTTTTTATCTAAAAGCTCACTATTTTCATTGGAATGTGGAAGGCCCCGGCTTTCCACAACTGCATGAATTATTCGGAAAGATATACGAAGAAGTTTATGGTAGCATAGATACATTTGCAGAAGAAATTCGCGCCACTGGAACTTATACACCAGGATCGTTTTCTAGATTTAGTATCCTAAGTCAAATTGATGACGAAACCGAAGTGCTACCAGCTGAAGCGATGCTAGCAGAACTACTGCAAGACAGCGACCGCATGGGCGAAATGTTCCGCATAGTTTTTAGAGCAGCCGAAGAACTGGGTTTCCATGGCCTTAGTGACTTTTTGGCCAGTAGACAAGATGCTCACGCAAAACATAGTTGGATGCTAAGAGCAACACTTAAATAAGTTATCATGCTTTTAGTTTATATTCACGGGGCCAGTGCCACCAGTGAAAGTTTCAATTACATCAGAAGACAAATCAAGGGCAAAACGCTGTTAATTAACTACGACAGCAGAAACGGCTTTGAAAAAAATTTAGAAATTATGAAAGAACTCTTATCTGCTCAAAAGGATATGTTCTTTATCTGTCATAGTTTAGGCGGTGTTTACGCACTACACTTAGCACAAGAGTTTCCTGACCAAGTATTAGGTGCTATAACATTAAGCACACCATATGGTGGTGCCGAATCTGCCGATGTAGCAAAATACTTTTTGCCCTATAGTAGGTTATTAAAAGACATTGGTCCTAATTCATGGGCAATGAAAAAAGCAAGATCATTTGATTTAAATCGACCATGGACCAATGTAGTTACTACAACTGGATCGGCCCCATGGATATCTGCACCAAACGATGGTGTAGTAACTATTGCTAGTCAGAGTCATAGAGGTGACATTATGGATCTAATCGAGTTAGACTGTAATCATTATGAAGTTGTTCTTAATGACAAGGTCATTGAAATAATCAAACAGAAAATAAACGATGTTAGGTGAGATACCTTATATGATCGTTTGGGGTTTCTTTTCGGCCATGGGCTGGATGGGAGCTAACTATACAGTGGATCGTTACTTTCCAAATAAAGACAAAGAACAACAGCAGGTTGCGCAACAAGAAGTAAAAAAAGAAGAAAAGCGAGAAGAACCTGTAAAGACTTCACCTTAGGACCGTGAGGGCGCGGCTGCTGCGCCAACCAAAGGAGTCGTGCCCCTAGGTTGAAAGTGAGCAAAATTCATTTGCTATTTCTTAATTATCAGTATATAATAATTAAACTTTATCCAGGAGAATACAATGAGTTCTAGAATGTTTTCTGCAGAACAAAAAGCCAAATTAACTCAAATCATTAACGAAGGCATGACTATCATGCAAGAAATAGAAGATCTCAATGCAGGGTTAAGTGATACAATTAAAGCAGTAGCAGAAGAAATGGAAATTAAACCATCCATTCTAAAAAAAGCTATTCGCACTGCATTTAAATCAAAACTTGGTGAAGAAAACGCTGATAATGAAGAATTGAATACTATTTTACAGACAGTCGGCAAAACCCTTTAATGACTCAAACGGTTAGCTTCTTTCCTGACAAAGATTCGTTTGGTTGTAATAATGTTAAAAGTTTAATTTTCAATTTAGAATATTACCTATGCTTTAATCAAATATTACACAACGGATCCTGGATCGATTTTAATTTTTCTAATACGGTTGATAAATCTTCAATTTTAATAACTGATGTTTTTGAATTAAACAAGCAATCAGATGTAATTTTTCACGATTTGAATCTGGTAGTTGTCGAAACACTGAGACAACTAATTGATTTATTGAATACTAATAAATTAGATCTAAGTAAAAAATATATCATTTTTTCAGAATCATGGTGGGATGAAAAAGAATATCAATGGCCTAATTTCAATTATTCATTGGTGTATATTTCCTGGGAAATAAATGATATCAAGAATAGAATTGCAAATTCAAACAACTTGTATCATTATCTTATAGATTTAGATACCATAGAAAAATACGAACCAAAGTATGACTTTCTTTGTTTGGCAGGACGCGGCAAAGAATGGCGCGATGTATTCATAAGAAAACTCAAATCTAAATTAGATTTATCAAATTCTTTCAGCAGTTACTTTGGAGAAAGTATCGGACATGCCGATTTGTTAAAATCAGATATGCCATACAGTAGAGACAAAAAACAATTTGACGATGAGTTTTATTCTCCGCTTGGCGAAATCAAACATCAATACGTGTTAAGCTATTTTACTAAACCCGAACTATTTTATCAAACCAAATTTAGTATAATAGTAGAAACCGAAGTTGATCACAATGAATATCACATTACAGAAAAAACTTTGAAATGTTTGATTGCCGGTCATCCGTTTGTAGTAATGGGCACTTATCGATATTTGGAATTTTTAAAACAGTTGGGATTTATTACCTATAATCATTTATTTTCAGAAGACTACGATCGCATATCAGATTTGGATACACGCATGAATGCTGTATTAGATATAGCAAAACATTTGCAGACAAATTACAGTTTTAATAAAACAGATTTGAAAAAGGTTCATGCACACAATATTCAAAATTTATTTCGATTGAAGAACAACAACACTTATGAAAAATTTTTACAAATAATATTATAAGCACAGATGTTTAAAGAAAAAATTTTATGTTTGGGCAACAACAGTGAACTTACCGATCAAATGGTTTCCGAACTGGCTCAACAAAATCGTACAAGGAATCATGGTCTTGTCTCTGACTCAAAATTTGAGCCTGTAGCATCGGGTTATTATCATACAACAGTAGTAGATCTAATTCCTGGGGCAATAGTAAAACTAGCAGATCAATTTGATGCTGTGATGTTATTAGATCAGGATCCAGAAAGTTGGACCGATCCTTTATTATATTCTGCTACTCAGCATCTGTTAAAACGACTAGAAGAAAAAAACAAAACAGTTTTATTTCAAAACAATAAGCATGAAAAAGATACTTCAACATCTTTTTTTAGATCTTTACTAGAAACAAATAAAAGTTTTTGCATATATCCATGGATTCAATTATTATCTAGAGACAATGAGAATACTTTACTTTGTTCAAAGTCATTCATACCATTTGCAAAACTCAATGAAGTAAAAGATTGGCAAACTGATCCGGCATATTCAGAATTAAGAAATAAAATGATTGCCGGGAAGATGTTTCCTGATTATTGCGACGACTGTTACAAAATAGAGTCAACCGGAGGTGAGAGTCAAAGAATTTTTGACACTATTTTGTGGGCGACAAAATTGGGGCTAAATTCGCTCGATGATTTAAAAACGATTACTTCACCTGTTTATCACGAAGTAAGGGCAAGCAATCAGTGTAACTTGATGTGTAGAATTTGTACTCCTCGAGACAGCAATTTGCTAGATAGAGAATACCGTACTTTAAAAATTGATGCAGGTTTGACAGCTTTTAATAGATATAGGGGATTTGACCAAGTAGACTTACCTTCGCTTAAGAGATTATATGTAGCCGGGGGTGAACCCAGTGTTATGCCTCAAGTTTATGAATTTTTAGAAAAATGTATTAAGGAAAAAACTACAGATTTTGAATTTTCTATTAATACTAATGCAGCAAAAATAACTGATCGATTCCTAAAACTTTGCAGTCACTTTTCAAAACTAAACATTACTGTGAGTTTAGACGGAGTAGGTTTGGTACAAGAATATATCCGTTGGCCATCTAAATTTGATGAGGTAGTTAGAAACGTACACAGATTTTTACAAGAAGGTCATCAAGTATCCTTTATTGATGTCATCGGAATTTATAATGTGCCTAGTTTTAGTGAACTATTAGAATTTCAAGATAGTGAATTTCCAGGCTGTCCTGTACAAATAAATTTTAATGAACAGCCAGATGATATACAATCGGCGTACAATTATCCCAATAATCAAGAAGCAGTAGAATCATTGTCCCGATGCAAACAAACTGAAGTCTATTATAATTATTCGAGAGGTACTGGAAGTATTGTAGATCAGTTATACGATCATTACATCAAAGATCCACAATGTGATGTAGATAAAATGAAAAAATTTATTGAATTCAACGATAAATTAGATAATTCTAGAAAACATCGATTGGAAGATTATATTCCACAAGTGGCTCGAGCCATATCTCCATATAGAAATAATAGGTAAACATTTTGATCGATATCATAGGAAGAACATTACAATGGATACAAGACGATTGGCGTTCTTATCGCTTCCGTTTTGTTGTTGAGCTGCTTGCTTGGGCTATTAGTATTGGATGTGCTATTACTATGTCACTCACTGTCCCACATCCCCCTTTACTTACGCTGTATCCTATTTGGATTCTTGGCTGCGCTATGTATGCTTGGGCTGCTTACACTAGGAAAAGTTTTGGTATGCTGGCTAACTATCTATTGTTAACCACAATTGATGCAATTGGTCTTGCAAGAATGTTATTAGTATAATATAATAAAACTATGAGTTATGTTGACGCACTATATGATCGTAATCAGGACCGTATCCACATTGTGGAGCGTATCCAAGGCGACCGGGTCTACCGAGAATATCCGGCAAACTATATTTTCTATTACGACGACCCGCGTGGTAAATTTCGTACTGTTTATGGCACTCCAGTTAGCAGGTTTTCAGCCAGGTCGAATAAGGAATTTCAAAAAGAACTTCGTATTAACAGCAACAAGCGTCTTTGGGAATCAGATATTAATCCTGTATTCCGTTGCCTCGAAGAACACTATCTTGGGGCTACATCTCCCAAGTTACATACTGCGTTTTTCGACATTGAGGTTGATTTTGACCCGGAACGAGGTTTCTCAAAACCCGAAGATCCGTTTAATCCGATAACAGCTATCTCAGTCTATCTTGACTGGATGGACAAGTTAGTAACACTAGTTGTGCCACCCAAAAGTTATTCGTGGGCGACTGCACAAGAAATTTGCGATCGATATGATAACTGTTTCTTGTTTGAACGCGAAGAAGATCTACTTAACACTTTCTTAGATATTATTGACGATGCAGATATCTTGAGTGGCTGGAACTCAGAGGGCTTTGATATTCCCTACATGGTCATGCGTGTGACTAGAGTACTCAACAAAGATGATACTCGTAGATTTTGCCTTTGGGGTCAACTGCCTAAGCAAAGAACATTTGAACGATTTGGTGCAGAAAACTTGACCTTTGACTTGATTGGTCGTGTGCATATGGACTATATGCAACTGTACCGCAAATACACCTATGAAGAACGCCATAGTTACAGCTTGGATGCCATCGGCGAATATGAACTGGATGAGCGCAAGACACAATACGAAGGCACACTAGATCAATTATATAATAAAGACTTTCCTAAGTTCATTGACTATAACAGACAAGATACCATGCTTGTGGCCAAGCTAGATAAGAAATTGAGATTCTTGGATCTAGCCAATGAACTGGCACATGATAATACAGTATTGCTTCCTACCACAATGGGAGCTGTAGCAGTAACCGAGCAAGCAATTATCAATGAAGCACATCAACGAGGTATGGTTGTACCTAATAGGAAAGGAAGAGATGACCAAGGAGACACGCAAGCAGCAGGTGCCTATGTTGCTTTCCCCAAAAGAGGCATGCACGACTGGATCGGCGCCATCGATATCAACAGTCTCTACCCGTCAGCAATCCGCGCTCTTAACATGGCACAAGAGTCGATTGTCGGGCAACTTAGACCGATAATGACTGATAGATATATTCAAGAAAAAATGAGCTCGGGTAGTAGTTTTGCAGATGCCTGGGAAAACATGTTCGGTAGTCTTGAATATACTGCTGTAATGAATGCAGAAGTCGGAACAGAAATTACCATTGACTGGGAGACGGGCGGATCAGATATTATGAGTGCTGCTGATATTTGGCGACTGATATTTGATTCAAATCGACCTTGGATGTTAAGTGCCAATGGAACAATCTTTAGTTACGAACAAAAAGCCATTGTGCCTGGTCTATTAGAAAGGTGGTATGCAGAACGCAAGGAATTGCAAGCCAAGAAAAAAGAAGCAACAACTGATGAAGACAAGGCGTTCTGGGACAAGCGACAACTTGTTAAGAAGATTAACCTTAACAGTCTTTACGGAGCGATTCTTAATCCTGGGTGTAGATTTTTCGATAAAAGGATTGGTCAAAGTACTACTCTTACTGGACGAATCATCGCTAGACACATGGATGCATATATCAATGAGTGCATCTTTGGAGAGTATGACCACACGGGTAAAAGCATCATCTATGGGGACACTGATTCATGCTATTTTACAGCTTGGCCGGCAGTTCAAGACGATGTTGTGGCAGGCAGAATGGATTGGAACAAAGACATCTGTGCCCAGCTTTATGATAGCATCGCAGATCAAGTCAATGACAGCTTTCCTGGGTTTATGGAACGGGCATGTCATGTACCAAGAGCCAATGGCGAACTGATCAAGGGTGGGCGCGAACTAGTTGCAAGTAAAGGCTTGTTTATCAAGAAAAAACGCTATGCTGTTCTAATTTATGATCTAGAAGGTAATAGACTAGACACACACGGCAAGCCCGGTAAGGTCAAGGCGATGGGGCTGGATCTTAAACGATCAGACACTCCCAAGGTTGTACAAGACTTCTTGAGTGAATTATTAACTGCTGTACTAACTGGTGCCGCGCGAGAAGAAGTATATGATCGAGTTCGTGAATTTAAATTAGCGTTTCAAGATCGACCGGCTTGGGAAAAAGGTACTCCTAAGCGTGTTAACAATTTAACAAAATACACCAAAGAAGAAGAAAGATTAGGTCGGGCTAACATGCCTGGTCATGTTAGAGCTGCGATGAATTGGAACAATCTCCGTAGAATGCACGGCGATCAATATAGTATGGCAATTGTTGATGGCATGAAAACTATTGTGTGTAAGTTGCGAGATAATCCATTGGGATATACCAGTGTTGGTTATCCTACAGACGAAAGTCATTTACCAGCATGGTTTAAAGAATTGCCCTTTGATGATTCAGAAATGGAAGGAACCATTGTGGATCAAAAAGTAGAAAACTTATTAGGAGTGCTGGAATGGGATATTCCTTCACATACTGATATTAAGACAACTTTTGACGCTTTATTTACTTTCAAATAAATAAAGTGCGTATATAATGAATTTCAATGAAACTACACGAACTGGTTAGTTTAAAAAATCGTCTAAGAACGATTTTAGAAATCTCAGTAATTCGGCAAGAGATCGAAAGCAATTATGCACGGCTTCAAAATTTAGCAGAAAACATAGATGTGGAAATCAGTTCCCGTATAGTGGATACAGCGGATAAACATAAAAAACACTTTGATCATTTTCAAATTGATGTCAGTGAAGTCGAATCTATTGTTGATTTGGTGCAAAGTAAAATTGATGCATTATCAACCAAATTTTTTGCCGAAAACTATCAGTTAGAGCTTGAAATTATTGATGCAGAAATTACCAGGAAGTGCAGACAGATAAAATATCAAACAGAGTTTGTCAAAACTTTGAAGCAAAGAATTAACCTATACAGTAATTGGCAGTATCCTGCGCTTGAGATAGGTTGCGGAGATGGCGAATGGACTAAATTTTTAGTTGCTAGCGATCCCTTGTATATAGCAGATTTTTTTCCTGAGTTTCTTGATTCGGCGGTTGAACAATTTGAGCCTATGTATCAAGGTAGGGTAAGAAAATATCTTATTAAAGATTTTTACAAGATTAAAGATTTACCTACTAATCAATTTGGATTAATTTTTAGCTACAATTTTTTTAACTATCTAAGTTTAGATACCATTAAACAATATCTTTTGCAGTGCTTAGAATGGCTTAGACCAGGAGGTACTGTTATTTTTACATACAACAACGCAGACCTACCTGCTGCTGCTGCGTATGCCGAAACATATTTTATGACCTATGTGCCAAAAAGTATTTTAATACCAATGGCAGAAAGCATAGGGTTTGAAACAATTTTTTCTTTTGATCTTGACCCTGCTTTTTCATGTATCGAATTTAAAAAACCCGGAACACTACATTCCATCAAAACTGGTCAAACTCTCGGCGAAATAAAACGCAAAGAGTAATTGACATCCGTCTAAATATAAGTTAATATTTTAATATTATTGGAGAATATCACATGAAAGATTATTTGCAAGACATTGTTCAGCATACACACAGTCTAGGTATAATTGAACTTGTAAAAATTGTAGGTGATTCAAATATCACCACCATTGAAGCAGTAGGCGAAGAAAGAACTGTAATTGTATCTGCACAGTTTCACAATCCTGTGCCGGAATTTATTGGCACTTTTGGCATGCCCAATCTAGGAAAGTTAAACACAATTTTAAACATTCCCGAATACAAAGACGATGCACGATTAACAATTACAAAGAAAGATGACGGTGCCCCAAACGGTATTCATTTTGAAAATAACATTGGTGACTTTAAAAATGATTATCGCTTTATGAGTGCAGAAATCGTAAATGATAAACTAAAAACAGTGAAGTTCAAAGGTGTTAAATGGGGAGTTGAAATCGAACCTAGTGTTGCAAGTATTCAAAGATTAAAATTTCAAGCAATGGCAAATAGCGACGAAACAACTTTTATTGCCCGTACTGAAAATAATAATCTTGTGTTTTATTTTGGTGATCACAGCAGTCATGCTGGTAACTTTGTTTTTGCACATGATATTGCCGGTTCATTAACAAAAGCATGGTCGTGGCCAGTTAGTGCTGTAATTAGTATTTTGGGATTGTCCGGTAATAAAATGATTAGATTCAGTGACGAAGGTGCAACACAAATCACGGTAGATTCAGGATTAGCAGTTTACAACTACATACTACCAGCACAACAAAAATAACAAAGGATTTGTTTTGGTCGACAACAATGGAGACAGTGTTGAAACTTTGTTTGAAAATTTAGATACAATTGAGTTTCAACACAACATCATTGATTCAAACTACACTAGACTATGGGCCAATAAAGGACATAGTTTTGGGGAAGGCTTAATAAGTCCTGACAGAAATTTTCTTTTGTTTAAAATCCCAAAAAACGCAAGTACATTTTTGGTAGACAATCTTACAAAATTAGATTGGGAACATGTAAACTTTGAAGATTATTTAGAATCTAAGGTTAAAACTATTGTGATCTTAAGAGATCCAATATCTCGTTGGATCAGCGGAGTTGTAGAATATCTATTTTTATATCACAAAAATATTTTAGACAATATCATTGATCCATTTACTTTTGATTACTTACCGTTATTGGGAGAAAAATTAGCCATATCGTTAATTTTTGAAAAAATAGTTTTTGATGACCATACAGATAGACAGTGTAGTTTTTTACAAAAGGTAGATATTGATAATACGGTATGGTTTCAATTTGACAATAATCTAAACAAAAATATATCATGCTTTTTAAATTCCGTAGGAATAAACAATGATTTACTTGGTGCAGCTAAAGTTAATAGTAGCGAAGGCAACGATTCTATTTCCATGCATAAAAGAAAATTAAAAGAATTATTTGAATATATAATATCCAAAGATCAATTTAAAAGAAATACCCTTGAACAATGGCTGTGGTGTGACATTGAACTATATAACAAAGTAAAATTTTATGAAGCAAGATGATTTAACAGAAAAACAATCGGATTACGCAGTATTTCTTCCTGCTATATCGGGATTTTATGCAACTTTTATAGGAAAGCAACGTGTTAACAATGACTATGTTGATCCTGCTCGTATGCCACAGGGCATACAAGACATGGAGATAATGAACTGGTTAAACAGTCAAAAAGCTTTATTTCCTTATCGGTGGAGTCTGTACTCAGGCGGACATGCTAACTTAGATTTGACCAAAGAAGACGCCAGTGAAGATATGGTTCGTAAAAGAGAACCGGGAACATTCATGCTGGGCGACTCAGGTGGATTCCAGATTGCTAAAGGCCTGTGGGAAGGCGAATGGCGAGATCCTACCAGTCCCGAAGTACAACAAAAACTAAAAGATCTTGCTGCACAAGGGACCACCACTGTGACCAATAACAAAGGCAAGACAGTGACAGTGGACCCACTAAAAGATTATCAAAAATTATTAGATGCTGCACAAAAGAAAAGAGATGGTGTTCTTAAGTGGTTAGACGGTATTGCAGACTACGGAATGATTCTTGATATACCAACTTGGGTTATTCATGACAAGAAAGCCAGTCGTGCATGCGGTATTACTACACTAGAAGAAGCAGTAGCAGCTACCAAGTTTAACAATTTGTATTTTATGCAACACCGTAAGGGCAAGAAAAACG